CTTACATTCCGGCCGTCTATGATGGGTTCGACCAAACCGCGAACTTCGGAAACATCACGCAGCTTTCCGTGCCGGTGAATGTCGGCCTCCATCACTCCACCCCGGTATCGATCGGCCCGAAGGACGGGCGTGACCAGGAGAATATCGACCGATATTTCAAGGACGCCGGCCTTTCCTTGGCATCGAAGGTCAATCTCAACACCTTCAACCTGGCGACCAACTGGGCGACGCTCTGGAGCAAGCAGACGGTGGCCGCCACCGGCTTCGATGACCTTGCGGAAATGAGCGCGATCATGGTTGAGCAGGGTGTGCCGAACACCCAGAAAAAGGCGTTCTACTCGGCTCGCGACTATCTCAAGATGGCCGGCAACATCGCCAAGCCGCAGACGAGCGACAGCCCGCTTGCGCGTTCGGCCTATGAGCGTGCCTATGTGAAGTCGATCGGCAATTTCGACCTCTTCGAGAACGATCAGACGCGTATCCTGACTGCCGCAGCTGCCACGGGCGTCACCATTACCAACGCGCAGCCGCTCTATTACACGCCGGTAGCCACAACGGTTGACTCGGACAACAACCCCACCAACGTCGATAACCGCACGCAGTTGATCTCGATTGCGGTCACGTCGGGCACGGTGAAGGTTGGTGATGCATTCCGCTTCACGGCGGCAAACACCGTCAATTCGGTCCACCACATCTCCAAGGGCGATACCGGCGTTCCCAAGACGTTCCGTATCATTCAGATCGTCACCGGCGCAGGCGGCACCGGAACCGTGCGTATCGCTCCCCCGATCATCTCGGGGACAGGCGGCACGCGTGCGGAACTGGAATACAAGAACGTGACGGGCGCACCATCCAACGGCGCGGGCATTACGTTCCTGAACACCACGACCGCCGCAGTGAACGTGTTCTTCCACAAGCGCGCGATCGAAATCATCCCTGGGACCTACGCTGTGGACCCCGAGGCTGGCTGGAAGGTCGCCCGCATGGGCACGACGCCGAAGCTTGGACTGCCGATCACGCTCATCGGTCAGGGCGATATCAACACCCTGAACGCCAAGTGGCGTCTCGACATCGACTACGGGCTTGGCGCCGTTCAGCCCGAGATGATCGGCGCTCAGCAGTTCGGACAAGCCTAATTTCAAGCGGGGAGGCGCGCGTCCTCCCCGTCCCTCAAGCCGTGAGGCATTTATGAACGAAGGCAACGAGTATCCGAAGGCCATTTATCGCCCCGGCGACGAGGGCGAGTGGGATGGCGTCAAGATGGATTTCGGCACGGTCACGGACCCCGCCGACGAAGAGGATGCGCTGTCCAGCGGCTGGTATCTCCATCCGACCGATTTTCCCGACGCCGAGCAGAGCAAGGATGCCCCGCGCGGCGGATTCCTCGATCAGAACGCCCGAGAAATCGAGAAGGCGCTTCCTGACCTCTCGCTTGAGGAATTGGAGCAACTCAAGGTCGATGAAACTGCCGGGAAAAGCCGCATCGGCGTTCTCGCCAGCATTGATGCCGCTCTCGACGCCAAACTGAAGGACTGAGTTGGTGAGCGGCGTCAAGCCGGCGCTTGAGCCGTGATCATCTGGGAAGCCAAGACCAGCGCTGATGTGCGTCCTTACGGCCTCAATTGGGGGCCGATGCTGAAGGATGATGCGCTATATGAGGTGCGCCTGACGGCAACTGGCGTGACACTCGACAGCTACGAGACGACAGGCAATCAGACCATGGCCGTGGTCTCCGGGGGCATCTCTGGAACGCCGGGCCGCATCGTCGCCGATATGACTACAATCCGTGGCTATCGCTATCGGGACGTCATCTGGCTCCCGATCAATGATTGCGAGGGTTATATCCCCTCGTCCGCGACCAAGCGCGATATTGTTTCCATGGCGTATGAAGAATGCGCGCTTTCCGGCTATGAATTCGACGTAACGCCGGACGAACTGTTCACAGGCCTTCGGAAGCTGGATGCCCTTATGGCGCAGTGGAAGGCAGAGAGCATCGATCTCTCCTACAACGCCCCGGTGGTTTTCGGGCAAGGTGATCTTGAGGACCTGTCCGGCATACCTGACGCCGCCATCAACGCCGTTGCAATAGCCCTTGCGCGGCGCATTTGCCCGCAAATGGGCAAGTCCATGTCGGCGGAAAGCCGGGGCGCGCTCAACAGCGCCATGATCACCGTCCGTGCTCTTACTGCCAGAACGCCTGAGATGGGCTACCCGCGCAACGTCCCACGCGGCTCGGGGAATCGCTACCTTAACAGCTGGCTGCCTTTCATCGTCGATGTGAACCGGTGCGAATGCGTCGGCGAGCCTGAGGTTGTTCCGCTCGAACTGCCCTCGATCGACTATTTCGCGCTCGATTACGGCGGTGTGCCGTTCGACAGCAATGGTGATTATGTCGCGGCCGAACTGTGGCTGAGCGGCGTCTACGATCTCTACACGACTGGTTTTGACGTGCCGCTGGACAGCGCGGACGATTTCGATGCGTTCGAGATTTTCCTGCTTGGCGGCCCTCCCCTCGACATCTCCGTCTCCGGCGGCGTCCCTGAGGATGCTGACGACGACTACATCGCAGCCGAGCTAGGAATCTGACATGGCCCTCCCCTACGGATATGCCGCCACTCTCACCAAGGATGGGGACGGGTCGTTCACGATCACCGATCGGGGCGTGGTCCACCCGGTAGAGGGCAAGATTCAGGACGGCGTGACCTACAACCTTCAGGCGGTCGTGACGCGGCTTGCTGACGGGCTGTCCACGAAGCTTGATTTCACGCTGCTCGGTGCTCCGGGTGCGCCGGTGACGCTGGGAACGCTGACGTTGGGCAATCTCAACGCGATCTCCGATACCGAATGGGTTTCAAGCATCGGCGGCAAGACGGCATTTTCCACTGTTTATGCCGAAAGCGACGACGGCACACAGCTTGAGGTCGACAACGCGTCTTCGACCGTTTCGGGCGTCTTCCCCAATGAGGGAAGTTTCAACGTCACGCTGACCGAAGTGCGGGCGGGAGCGGTGAATTCGCCCAATACATCGCCATCGCAGCTAGTGGTCGTTACCGGCGCACCGGTTCTCGGCGTGCTGTCTCTTTCCGGCCCACTTCAAATCGGAACGGAAACGTCAGGCACCATCATCGGCGCAACGATCGGTTCGACCATTGTGTCGAACGTCCCCGGCATCACGGTCAATAGCGCCGAGCGAACATATTCCGGCACGCCGACTGGCGATCCCGGCACGATCAACAATGGATTGGTCGAGACGCTCGAAGGGGCGTTTGGATCGCCCAAGAATACCGCGATCGTCGTTGATCCCATAGTGTTGGGCACTCTCACGCTCTCCGGTGCACTGGCTCAGGGAGCGGCCACATCCGGGACCATTATCGGCGCTTCGGCGGGTTCCACGATCATTGGAAACATTCCGGGCATCACGGTCAATTCCGGCGCGCGCACTTACACTGGCACACCCTCAAGCTCCGGCACTTTCGCCAATGGGCTGGTAGAAACCCTGTCAGGCGCTACCGGCTCGCCTAAAAACAATTCGATCACCGTCAATGCCGCAGCGGCCTTGGGCACACTGACCCTTGACGGGACGTTGAAGCGTGGCGTTGCGGTCACGAACATGCCGATCCTCGGGGCCACTCCGGGATCCACTATCACGATCAACATTCCTGGCATGACCGTGAACAGCGGCGCACGCACGGTATCCGGCACGCCGACGAGTATTCAGACCTATGCGAACGGCCTTGTCGAAACGCTTGGAGGATACACCGGATCGCCTAAGGACAACGCGATCCCGGTCACTTTCGGCAATGACGAAGCTGCGGCCCTTTATGCTCGCGACAACACAATTGCCTCGACCGCAGCGCGTCGGAACCTGCTGGACGATGTGTGGACGGCATGGAAGGCCGAAAGCACGCTAGTCGCGAAGATGCAGGACACGCGCCACTGCGTTCAGCTATGGGCCAGCGCAACCGCTTCGGCCGCCTTGCTCAATTGGGGCAATACCAGCAACAACGGCTCAGTCGTTGCCGGTTCCCCGACATTCTACGCGGATAGGGGTTATGGCACCGATGGTGTTGATGACGTAGTCACCACCGGCTGGTCGCCTTCGAAGCTCGCGAGCATCAACAGCGGCTTCATGGGTGCCTGGCAGCGGTGGCGGGATCAGAAGACAACCGCTACTATCGGATCGGGCACCGCAGTCAATTTCAGCCTGACATCCCGCTCCACGGCCGACAAGATTTCGGGACGTTGGGGGCAGTCGGGATCGATCGCGACCACAACCAGCTTCACCGATGGATTCTCCTTCTGCGGTATTCAGGCAGAGGCCGCGACGCCGGGCCAGAAGCAGTTCTGGCGCAATGGCGCTGCCATCGATAGCAAGATTACATCGTCGACGGCCAGCACGAATGCGACGGTGGAGATCAATCAGGGGCGCTACAACTCGACCGCGAATATCCAGAACCAGATTCTGGCCTTTGTCGGCATCTCCGAACTCACGTCGGCCGAACATGTCGCGCTCTATAACGGTATCAACACTTGGCTGACAGGGCTTGGCGTTGCTGGAGTGAGCCTGGCTGGCGCAAATGCCGAGGCCATCACGATCACGCCGACGAATACGGACCTTCCCGAAGTCACTGGCGGTGAAAATCCGGAGGACCCCGGCGCAGGCTTCCCGAACACTGGTCTCGCGAAGATCGGGACGAACACCTATTCGGGCTGGGGCCTTGGCGGCATCTACAACAAGGCCGGGATCGTTGTGCAGGCTGCCGCCAGCCCCGGCGCCTACAGTGCCTACTACCGCACGGATACGATGGGCGCGGCTCTTGGGCTGACCGGGGCACAAACCGGTGCGGCCGGGACGTATCCGATTCTCTCGTCCACGCAGGGTTGCGCACCGGGGCCTGACAGCAAGCTCTATTACGTGGCCAAGGACAGCACCAACGGCTTCGCGATGCTCGGCATCATGAACACCGGGGGAACACTCGATAGCCTCCGTCCGCTGCCAAGCGCCAATATCAACTGCCTGGCATACGACAGCCTGCGAGGCCGCTGGCTGTGCCTCAACAACAGTTCCAGCGCCGTCAGTGTCTGCACGATCGACGGTTCCGGTAACCTGACGATCGTCTCTACGCTCATCGCTTCTACCCGCTCTGCTTCGGACACGATCTTCTACGTGCCGGAACTGGACTGGCTGTGCGTCACTGGCGGCCCGAACGCGGTGGACGGGGACTACATCTTGGCGTTCCCGCTTTCGGGTGACTATGGCGGCCCATACGCGCGCTATCTCTGCACCGTGGCGGGTCAAGGCTCCATGGAAGGCGGCTTCGCGAATGTCGGTGCGATCAGTGGTGGGGAATATCCAGTCGTGTTCGTCGCCAATCAGGACAAGGGCACGCACGGCGGCCCGGGCGACAAGAATGTTCGCTCGACCTTCGCGTCCGTGAACCTGAAGGCCGCATGACATGGGTGCGCTCCAGCCCAATCACTTCCTGACCAAAAGCGGTCAGCAGCTTGTCGGGCTGACGGAGCGCGATTGCCTGCGAGGTTTTGCGCGCGCCGTTGCACCCGCTGGAACCAAGATCGACAAGCTGTTGATCAGGAACTGCAAGGCGCTCGGAACGGGGTCCAATGTCTCCCCCAACCTGCCCGCCGGCATCGATTTGCGGCCAGGAACATCGGGCAGGATCGAGAATGTCGAAGTCGCCAAGTGGATGATGCCCGGCGATTACTATCAGGGCGACGGCATCCTGTGCGAGACCGGTGCCGACGACTGGATATTGGTGAAGGTGAAGGCTTCGGACTGCGGCGACGCGGCGTTCGACTACAAGTCCTTCTTCCGTGGACGTGACTGCACCGGAGCACGGGCAAAGCGCCCGTTCAAGTTCTGGAACGATGTGAAGACCAGCGGCAAGCTGACCAGCATCGATCCTACCAACTTCGGCGGCACCGGCTCCCCGGCTCATATCTGGCTCAACCCGAACGGCGGCCGTCGCACCATCGACATCGCGCATTGGGTTGCCCGTGCGAAAGAACCATGGCCGCTAATCCTTCTGGAGGGAACGGGCCATGTCGACATCATCATTCGCGCGCATACGCTCGAAGTTCCCAAGGGGACGCCATTGTTTCGCAAGGCCACGAGCAAGGCCACCTACTCCTTGCATTGGCAGCAGGGCGAGCCGGCGATCTGATGCGCGTGCCGATCCTCAGCGGCGTCTATGCGGATACGATCGCCGATTTCGTCGAATCCTATCCGGTCAATCGCGAGCCAGTGGTTTTGAACACGGGTCTCAGCGAGGGGTATCTGCGCGTTGCGCCGGGTATCACGGCGATGGGGCAAGGCCCTGGCGAGGATCGCGGCGGCATAACATGGAACGAAGTCTGCTATCGCGTCATGGGCAGCCGCTTGGTCAAGGTGTCGGCATCGGGCGTCGTGACCGATCTCGGCTATGTCGGCCCCGGAGGGAAATGCAGCCTTGATTACAGCTTTGACAACCTGATCGTCGTCTCAGGAACGCGCCTCTATTATTGGAATACCCAAGCCGGTTTGCGCCAGGTCACCGACTCTGACCTTGGGGAGGTTCTCGATGCCATCTGGATCGATGGCTATACGATGACGACCGATGGAGAGTTTCTGGTTGTCACGGACCTCAACGACCCCATGGCTGTGGACCCCACCAAATATGGGTCATCGGAGGAAGACCCCGATCCAGTCGTCGGCCTGTTTCGTATCCGAGGCGAAGTCTATGCGCTCAATCGGAACACGATCGAGGTGTTCAACAATATCGGCGGCTCGGGCTTTCCGTTCCAGCGCAATTCCGGCGCGCAAATCCCCTATGGATGCGTCGGAACGCACGCCAAGTCATTGTTCATCCAGTCCTTTGCCTTCGTTGGAAGTGCGAGGAACGAGGGGCTGGGTGTCTATCTCGCGGGGGCCGGAGAAGCGCAGAAGCTCTCCACGCGCAAGGTCGACAGGCTGTTGGCCAAACTCACCGATGAAGAGGCGGCAGCCATCACCATGGAAAGCCGTGTCGATGACGACGAGCAGCGGCTGTTGGTCCACCTCCCGCAGATGACCCTCGTGTTTTACAACACCGCGTCGCGCAGGGCTGAGCAGAAGGTGTGGGCCATCTATGCGTCTGGCGTCATGGCGGACCAGCCCTATCGCGGACGCAATGCGGCGCTTGCCTATGGGCAATGGATCGTCGGGGATCAGCAAGGCAATATCGGCCGGATTGATGCTGACGTCCCTACCCATTTCGGGCAGGTCACCGGATGGCGGTTCGATACGGCGTTGCTCTTCAACGAGGGCGGGCGTGGTATCGTCAATTCCCTGACGCTCACCGGGCTTCCCGGGAGGGCATTGCCCACCGCCGACCCCCGGCTGTTCCTCTCCTATACGATCGACGGCGTGATCTACGGCCAGGAATATGCCATCGCCTCTGGTCAACTGGGCCAGCGGGCGAAAATCCTGCAATGGCGCAAGCCGCGCCGGTTCGACAGTTGGATCGGTATGCGGTTCCGGGGCGCAGACAACGGCATGGCGGCCTTTGCTCGTCTCGACGCGGTCATAGAGCCGCTGGTGGCCTGATGGCGATCCAGCCCATCAATGTGAACCGCGATGACCTTGCGAAGTTCATCAAGGACCCCCGCACCATAAGGGCGTTCGAGAACCTCAACGTCAATCAGGGGGAGATCGAAGCGCGATTGAGCGACGTCCAGTCCGCGCCGCTCGTCGGCATCACCTTGACCGATGTGTTTTCGAATGATCGCTTTCTCGACAACAGCGCCAATATAACGGTGTCAGACGGCGGCCCGAAGGAAGGCGTGTCTTTCGATCTCACGAACCTTGGGGCGGCCGGCAGCTATGGCTCAGCGACGCAAGCCGTCCGGATCACCGTGGACGCCAAGGGGCGCGTGACAGGGATACTCCAGTTCACGCTCAACACCGACAATGTGACCGAGGGCGTCACCAATCTCTATTTTACGACTGCGCGGGCGCGTGGGGTTCTGTCAGGTGGCGTCGGGATCGATTACGACAGCGCGACAGGCGAAATCGCGCTGGACGCTATTCCCGCCCCTGATGGGACATACATCAACCCCACGTCGATCACGATCGAGAACGGGATCATTACGGCCATCTCGTAAAGGCTTAATGGCGCGGTCCTGAGCCGTTGCGCATCACTTTGCGCAAACTGCGGCAGGAGTTTTGGCCTTGGGCCTTCTGGGTTCCATCATCGGCGGCGTCACCTCGATCATCGGCGGGAATGCGCAGAAGAAAGCTGCGAAGAAGGCCGCTGCCGCGCAGGTTGAAGCGGCGCGTCTCGGGATTGAAGAGCAGCGCAGGCAGTTTGACGCGACGCGAGCGGATTTTGCCCCCTATCTCGGCGCTGGGACTACGGCGCTCGGGGATATTTCCGATATTCTCGGACTGAACGGCGCAGACGCGCAGACGGCCTCTCTCGGCATGATCGAGAATAGTCCGATCTTCTCAGCCCTGACGAAGAGCGGTGAGGATGCGATCCTCCAGAATGCTTCAGCAACCGGTGGCGTTCGTGGAGGCAATACACAGGGCGTCCTAGCCCGCTTCCGCCCCGAATTGCTCGACAGCCTGGTTCAGCGACAACTGTCGAGCCTTGGCGGCCTGGCGAACATGGGCATGGGATCAGCTGGACAGGTAGGGCAGTTCGGGGCGAACGCTTCCACCAACATCGCCAATCTGATTGGGCAACAGGGGCAGGCACGCGCTGGCTCTGCGCTTGTTCGTGGTGGCGTCAACGCCATGAATTGGCAAAACGCCGGTGATGCCTTGAGTGGCGCACTGGAGTCGATCTTCAGTGGCGGCCTTCCCAGCATCGGCGGAAGAAGTGGAGGATCGCCGGTCATCGCGATGGGTGGTGGTGCGTCGAGTTATGTCCAGCCGAGCGGCGCTGAAGTGAATTTCCTTAACTCCCTCGGCATCAACCCTTCGAGCATCCTTTTCTGATGCCCGAGCCTTACAACTATGCGGGCATCCTTGGTCAGGCACAGCAGCTTGTGCCGAACGTGCTTGATCAGCAGATCAGGCGCTCGATCGGTATGGCGCAGGTGCAGCAGGTCCAGCAACAGGCCGCCGCCGCACAACAGAAACAGCAGCGCTTTGGCCAATATCAGGAGGCGATCAAGGCATATCTGGCTGATCCGACCCCACAGGGCGCGAGCGGCCTTATCACGCAGTTCCCGGAATATGCTGAACAGGTGACATCCGGATGGAAGGTGTTGGACGCTCAACGTCAGGCCACGGACAAGAGGATGATGGGCCAAGCCTATGCCGCACTCCTTGCGGGGAGGCCGGAACTGGCTCTGGGGCAGCTCAAAGCGCGATATCAGGCCGATGAAAAAGCCGGAGAAGCCACGGACATAGACCGCTATGTGGTTGAGGCGCTAGAGTCGGGCGACCCGACGAAGATCAAGGAGGCTACGGGCTTTATCGGAGCCAATCTCGCCGCGATCGATGCTGACGGGTTCAAGGCGCAGTTCGGGGACAAGACGGCGCTTCAGAGGAACAAGGAATACCTCGATAGCATCGGGCGGCCGGAACTGGCTGAAAGTTACCTCCAGGGGGAGACGAACAAGCCGGAAATTTTCCAAATCACTGACCCTGTAACGAAGGAGGTTAGAACCTACTCTGTTCCGAGAGTGCCGGCCGCACCGGCCGCGCAACCTGAAGGGCCAGTGGATGGGTTTGCTGCCTTTTCAGGTGCGCAGAACCTCATTCGTTCCATGGGGGCCACCGGGTTTCTTTCTTGGCAACAGCGCTATCAGAAGCCCGTTCTAGTGACTTCACCCGAGGAGATGGCCGCGCTCCCCGCCGGAACATTGGTGATCAGTCAGGACGGTCGGCGCGGAGTGAAAAGGTAATGGCGCAAGACTGGTTTGATCAGGCAACGACCGGCGCGGCCGCACCTCGCGCGCCCTCGCCGCCGTCCGGCGCTGTTCCCTCTGGGGCTACACTGATAGGCTCGACAGGCCCCGACCCCACGGCTGTATATCGTGCGCCTGCCGCTGCCGCAGACTTGGCAAAGGACACTTACGACCTCCAGACAACGCCGAAGAAGGACAAGCTTCAGATCACTGGCGATCTGGCGAAGCGCTATACGTCTGATCCTGCGGTCAGCCAGTATACGAAAGCCATTTCCAACTTCGGACGGGCGCTCACCACGGCATCCACTCCTCAGGGCGATCTCAGCCTGATCTATGCTTTCGCGCGCATCATGGACCCGGAAACCGGCGTGCGGGAGGGTGAAGCCGACAATGTCGCCAACAGTGACACCGTCTACGGGCGGACGGTAGCGCGCCTGAAGAAAGAGCTTGGCGAGGGCGGCACCTTCAGTCCCACCACGCGCGAAAATTTGCGGGAGGAGCTGCGCAACGCCATGGGGGCCATGAACGCCTCCTACATTGCCGCGCGCACGAACTTCGGCGAGCAGGCGCAGCGTTTCGGCGTCGATCCACGCGATGTGGTCGGACCCCATGCGGGTCTGCCCTTCTCTCACGCCGATTCGGACTTTACCGGAAAGCCCGAGCCAGAGCGGGACTTCTATGGGAATGTCACGAGTGCGCCTCAGGCCGCTGCATCGCCCTCCCCGCCCAATACGGCGTCCGATCAATCACGCAACATCAACGAAGTCGATGGCGGCAATGGTGGCGCGCAGGTGGGTTTTGAAACCGGAGAAACGCGCTATGAGGACGATCCCCAGCTTGCGGGGGTGAAGGCGGAATATCTATCCCGGTTGGAAGCGAACCAGACGGCGGGACAGATTATCAACTGGCTCAAAGGTGTCGGCGTCAATACGCCCGCCGTTATTCGCTCCGTGCTGCAACAGGTCGATTTCCGGAAGAAGAACCCCAAGGTTCCCATCGGCAGCTACAATGCGGACGCGATCGACGACAGGGCTGTGCCGCAGGGCGCGATGCGGAGCCTGACCAATGCAGCCGCCGACAATGCTGTTGGCACGGCCATCATGAACACCGGGAACGCCGTTACCGGCTTCAGCCTGGATAGCCTGACGGAAAACCCCGCGCTGACCCGCATCGGCATCGACACGGCCAACGCGCGAAGCCCCAACGCTGCCCTGATTGGCCAGGTGGCGGGCGGCGGCATGGGCGCTGCGGTTGGTCAGGCGGGTCTCGCGCGTCTTGGACTGTCCCCCGCCGCCAGTATGTTGGGCGCGGATGTGGGTTATGGCGCGGCTGCTGGCGCAGGCTCGACGGACAACAATCGCCTTGCAGGCGCGGCAGTCGGCGCAGCCTCCGGCCTTGCTGGAAACAAGCTTGGCAGCATGGCCGCGCGGGGCGCGGGACGCCTTGTCAGCGGTGTGAGCGATCCTGCCGTCAATGCGCTCGAGCAGAGTGGTGTTCCCCTGACGATCGGGCAGACGACCGGCCAATCCGGCATGGCTGGTAAGGTCGTCAAAGGGATAGAGGACCGTGTATCCGGAGTGCCGGGGGTTGGCGACATGGTCAATCAGCGCCGCAT